AACCAAGCCAACAATCAGGACGTAGTAAACCTCATGGCAGGCAACGTCCCGTGTGGTGAGTACAAGGCGGCGCAGTCAGAGATTGGCCTTTGGTACATCGAAAAAGGTATGCGGTTTGGGTGCCGGATCAGTATCCCGCCCGAACCAAGTCGGTTCATCGGACAGATTACCGTGGGCTGGGACAAGCCTCCCGCTGATTTAGACCAAACCCGTGCGATGCTTAATATCGCCGCAACCATGCTTTCAAGGAGTAAGAAATAATGTTTCCAATCGCTGCACTATTAAGTATCGGTGAGAAGGTGTTGGACAAGGTTTTGCCAGACCCAGAGGCTCGTGCCAAGGCGCAGGCCATGCTCCTAGAGATGCAACAAAAGGGTGAACTAGCCCAATTACAAGCGGACATGAATGAGCAGGATAATCTGACCAAGCGGGCTGAGGCTGACATGAAGTCGGACTCGTGGCTATCCAAAAACATCCGGCCCATGACCCTGGTCTACATCCTGACTGCCTACCTGGCTTTGGCTATCATGGATGCCCTGGGGTTAGACATATCCGATAATTTCGTATCTTTGCTGGGCCAGTGGGGCATGCTGGTGATGTCATTTTATTTTGGAGGACGCACCCTTGAGAAGGTCATGGATATGAAGGCCAAGCAGAAATGAACCTGACCGCTAACTTTACTTTGTCCGAGTTAACCAAGAGCGAGACCGCTCTGCGGCATAATATGGACAATACACCTGGGGAGAAAGAAATTGAAAACCTTAAAAGATTGGCTGAAAAGGTTCTTCAGCCTGTTAGAGAACATTACCAAAGAGGCGTCAAGGTCAACTCGGGTTACCGGGCGCCAGCAGTCAATCAAAAAGTCGGTGGTTCGCCGACCTCGGACCACTGCAAAGGGCAAGCCAGCGACATCGAAATCCCAGGCGTCCCCAACGCGGACCTCGCAAAATGGATCACGGAAAACCTCGACTTCACGCAAGTCATCCTTGAGTTCTACACGCAAGGTATCCCGGACAGCGGCTGGGTCCACGTCAGCTACGACCCGGAAAACCTCAAAAAACAAGCCTTGACCGCCGTTAAGCAAAACGGTAAAACTGTATATCTACCGGGATTAGTAGCATGAAAATTAAAAAAGACGCTATTGGGCAAGAGATGAAAAAAGCCTATGCCAAGGGCGGCATGGCAAACTCCTGCCCGGTAGCAACATTGGACATACACGTCAATCTTAAAAATCGTAATCATGCAATTGAAGATTATGGTTATGGCCCGTTAAATCCAAACGAACCTTCTAAGGATTTTTGGAGCAAGAAAGCTAAGATGTGGATGATTTCGGCAGACGAGGCAAAAACTGCCTTGTGTGGAAACTGTGCTGCTTTTATTAAAACACCTCAAATGCTGTCTTGCATTTCCAAAGGCATGGAAGCTGGTGACGAGCCGCATGTAGACTCATCGATGGACGTTATCAAAGCAGCAAATCTTGGTTATTGCGAACTATTTCATTTTAAATGTGCCGGTGATCGCACATGCGATGCCTGGTTAGTTGGAGGTCCGATAACATAATGGGTTACTTTCGATTAGCTTTTAAACCCGGCATAGATAAGCAAAACACTGAGTATGGCTCGGAGGGTGGTTGGATTGACTCTGACCACGTTCGTTTTCGATTTGGCCTCCCAGAAAAAATAGGCGGTTGGGAACGACTTGTTTCAACCCCAGTTATCCTGCCAGTCCCAGGGCCCGCAAACTTGCCCCTATCTTTAATTGGGCAAGCTAGCGATTTATTTACGTGGAACGCCTTAGATGGTTCTCCTATCGCTGCGATAGGAACAAACAGGAAGCTGTACGTTTATATTGGCGGTCAATATTTTGACATAACCCCACTTAGGTCAACCAGGACCGGTTTAACCTTTACTACCACAATAGGTAACGCCACAGCTACGGTTAATTTAAATGCTCATGGCGCTATCCCAGGTGATTTCGTTACGATCAGTAACACAACTGGAAATCCTGGCTCACTGCCCAATGCTACGTTTGATCAGCAGTTTGAGATTCAATCTATCATTGATGTTAATCAATTTACCATTCTTCTTCCCACCCAAGCGTTATCTACCGGTGTTGCGGTGGGGTCAGCAAGCGCTGTTTTTGAGATTACCGTTGGAAATGACGTAAGCTTTTTTGACTTTGGCTGGGGAACGGGTACTTGGGGATTGTCTTCGTGGGGTACTCCACGTCCTCCTGGGATCGTTAATCGCGGATCACAGACCTGGCAATTTGATACCTATGGGGAAGACTTAATTGCTGGTGTTGTTGACGGGCCAGTGTATGAATGGTCACCAACAAGCGGAGTTGGAACACGAGCTCAAATCATAAGTGGTGCGCCAACAAGAAGCCGGTTTTCTTTAATATCTACCCCAGATCGACATCTTGTTTGCCTTGGAACAGAAAATATTGTGGGTGACAGGCTCTCTGTTGATCCAATGTTTGTACGGTTTTCTAGTCAAGAGGACATTACTGATTTTGCAGAAACCGCTACAAATACTGCGGGCGGTCAAAGATTGACTGACGGAAGCAAAATTTTATCTGGGATACGTTCTCGTGGCCAGATCTTAATTTTCACGGACACTTCTTTGCATGGCATGCAATACATTGGCCCCCCATATACCTTTGGTTTCCAACAGCTTGGGGCAAACTGTGGGTGCATATCGCCACATGGAGCAGTGGACGTCAATGGATTAGCGTTTTGGATGGGAACAGAGTCTTTCTACGTATTTGACGGTACGGTTAAAAAGTTACCCTGTACAGTACAAGATTACGTATTTAAAGACCTTAATATCATCCAGGGCGAAAAAATTTATGCGGGAGTTAACAGCCAATTTAACGAAGTAACCTGGTGGTATTGCTCGTTTACTTCTGACTACATAGATCGATTTGTAAGCTTTAACTACGTTGAAAATTGTTGGCACGTTGGGACAATGCCAAGAACGGCATGGTCTGACCTTGGTACGTTTGATCGACCATTAGCCGTTCAGTATTTTGAAAATGCTGACTATCCCGTTCCTTCCCCACAGGTGCAGGGATTAACCGCTGGGCGCAGCGTTGTTTATCGCCAAGAGATTGGCTATAACGGAGATAACGCTCCGATCAATGCATACATTCGTTCTGGGTACTTTGACATTGGTGATGGGGATCAAATGTTGTTTATGAAGCGGTTTATCCCCGACTTCAAAAACCAAGTGGGCAACCTGGCCGTTCGCCTATTGCTGCGTCCTTATCCGCAAGCTAGCGCCAGCCCAAGTTCATTAGATCCTTATGTGGTTACTCCAACTACTCAAAAAATCGACACCAGAGCACGAGGGCGGCAAATTAGTTTGGGGATTGAAAGCGTAGATTTAAATACAAACTGGCGTTACGGTACGATGCGGGTAGATATACAGCCTGATGGATTGAGATGAGTAAGATTACAAACGTTCGTCTGCCTAATGCAACCTCATTTAGGTTTGATCCGCAACAGTTTAACCAACTTGTCCGATCTCTTGAGCAGGTTATTCTTCAGCTTAATGCTACTTACACGCCAGTCACAACAGAGGACAAAGACCAGGCCCAGTCTTGGTTTTTCTCTGGTGCAAACATTGTTAGTAGACAAGAGGTCAACAATAAGGTAAGTAAGTCTGGCGACACAATGACTGGTAATTTAACTGTACCAACTCTTAACGCAACATCTGTAAATGCAACATCTGTAGTTCTTGGGTCCTTTACTATTCAACAAACTGCCGGTAAGTTAACTTTTCTGGTAGCAGGCAATCCAATAGGTTCGTTAGATACGTCTGGCAATTTCACTGTAATCGGAAACGTAACAGGGTTTGGTACGCCATGACACTTAACGCTTCAGGTCCAATTAGTTTAGGCGGCTCCGTAATTGGGCAGTCAATCCAATATGAGCTTTACGAAACGACCTCAAACTTAATTACGCTAAACGATCCTAAAGTACGTGCGTTAGCACAGGTGCCTTCCGGCGCTATTGTTATGCCTCAAAACTTTTACGGTAAGACTTACACGCAATTTTTTACGATTACTACTAGCCAAGTCAACTTTAATTTATTGACGTACCTTAATGCAAACGGTTGGGATCCCCTAGCCAGACCAGATGTAACCATAGCCCCCGGAGTTTATATCTACTCAAACAGTACAGGTACCCCTGCTATGGTTATAAGCGGTGTGTACAAAAAGGGCGTCAAAATAACCAACAACGGCTTTATCGTTGGTATGGGGGGCGCGGGAGGTAATGGAACCGTTGGTGCGGGCGGCGCTGGTTTGCCCGGAGGTTTAGCCCTATCGGTAGCTTCTGCTGTAACCATTAATAACACTAGCGGAACAATTGGCGGTGGAGGTGGCGGTGGAGGAGGTGGCGCAGGTGCTGTATTTACTTGCGGTTGCACCGGAGCGCCTATTTACTATACTGGTGGCGGTGGTGGCGGTGGTAGAACAGGTCTTGTTAACTCCGCAGGTGGTACTGGCTATGGTACTGGCAACCCCGGAACTTCTGTATCTGGCGGTGCTGGCGTTGCTGGGACACCACCCGCAGTCTATGGTGCTGGAGGGGGTAATGGCGGTACTTGGGGGTCAAATGGTGGCACTGGTGGGACTTCAAGCGGTAGCGGTGCAGCCGGGGGTGCTGGAGGTGCGGCAGGCGCAGCCATTACTGGTAACACAAACATTACTTGGGAAGGCTTTGGCACTAGGCTAGGCGCAATATCATG